GTTTAATAAATAAAATAAAAGAAGCGTTACTTGATGAACCTTTTGTAAATACAGTTACAGAGGGTGACATTTTTGAAGTAGATTTAGCTAAAAGGACATTATTTCCTTTGTCGCATATTATGATTAATTCAGCAACGCATCAAGGCAATGTAATACAATTTAATGTTACTATTCTTTTAATGGATTTACTTAATCAAAAAGACGAAAGTAATAAGGTTGACGTTTGGAATACGCAAATGAGTTTAGGGGTTCGAGTAATGGATAGGTTAAATCGTGGCGATTTACGTAATGACTTTTGGGAGTTGACAGGTTCACCAAGTTTTGAACCATTTACAGAAAGATTTGAAAATGATTTAGCAGGGTGGGCGTTGACGTTTGATGTATTGGTTCGTAATGATATGACTATATGCAATTAGATAATAAAAATACAAAAGAGTATTTAAACGCATTTGCTAAATATGTGATCCAACAAAGTAGGAGCAATTTAACAAAGCAAGGTAAAAACGTAGATAAGAAACTTTACAACTCTTTAGATAAAGAAATTGAAGTAGGTGCTAATAGTTTTAGAATGGCTTTTTTAATGGAAGATTACGGAGCTTACCAAGACAAAGGGGTTTCAGGAACGCAAAAGAAATACGACACACCATTTAGTTATAAAAGCAAAAGACCGCCTTTGAAACCGATACAAGATTGGGTAACAAAAAGAAGATTTCAATTTCGTAACAAAGAAAATGGTAAATTTATGAGTTACAAATCAACTGCTTTTTTAATTACGAAAGGTATTTTTAAGAATGGTATTAAACCGAGTTTATTTTTTACTAAACCATTTGAGAAAGCATTTGAACGTTTGCCTGATGAATTAATTGAAGCGTATGGTTTGGATGTTGAACAATTTTTACAATATACAATTAATAAGAAATGAAAAAGATATTTATTAGAAGTCCGTATTTTATTGAAGTTGATGAGGTAGGGCAAACTTCGGCAAAGATAGAAGTGTTTTTGTGGAATAAGGATACGACAGAACCTACAACTCCAAACTATACTTTTACAAAACAAATACCAAGTCCAACACAAACAAAGTTATCTTGGAATGTTTCTAATTTAGCAAAGTCTTTCATTAAACCTATTGCACCAGTTAGCGTATCTGTACCTACTGAAGAAAATGTAAATACGTGGTGTTATATGCGTGTTATAAGTTATTCAGATAATGTTGAAGTATTAGATGAGGTTTATGTTTGCTTAAACGGATATACTCAATATTCGGGTGGCTACAATCAAATAAATGAAGATGGTGTTATAGGGTTAAGTGGAAATCAAAAAATATATTACAATACAATAAGCGGATATTATTTAAACGTATGGATTGATACTGCAGAAGAATTTGATACTATAGTTGAATGGTATAATGGAAATACTTTAATAGATACTTCAACAATAGTAGAAGCTGGAGATGATGCAAATATGTATAAAGTTCCTATAAAAACTAATACAACTAAATTACTAATAATTCAAGAAGATACAATAAAGACTGTTTATTTAGAGCAACTTTGTGAGCCAAAATATACTCCAATTATTTGCACATTTATTAATCGTTTTGGAGGGTGGCAGTATCTTACTTTTTTTAAAGCTAATAGTCAAGGCATAGACGTAAAATCTAAAGACTTTAATCTATTACCTTCATCAATAGATTTCAATCCATTACAAGGCATTAAACAAAGATTTAATTTTCAAGGTACGCAAAAGATAAAATGTAATACCGGGTGGATTGATGAAAACTATTCGGAGTTAATTCAGGATTTAATGTTGAGCGAGGTTGTTTTATTAGATAATAAACCTGCAATAGTTAAAAGTCAAAGTTTTGATATTAAAACGCATTTGAAAGATAAGAATATTAACTACGAAATTGAATTTGAGTACAACTACGGACTAATAAATGATGTTATATGATAGTAGCACTTTACATTTATGTTGATGGAATAGCTAAACGTATTGAGTTATTTGAAGACGAAAAAATAAGCGTTACTTCATCTGTTCAAGATATTGCCGATGTGTCAAAAGCAAAGACTGATTTTACACAAAGTTTCACTATTCCAGCAAGTACTACTAACAATGAAATATTTAAGCATTGGTACGAAAGTAGTATTGATGGAGGTTTTGACCATAGGGTAAAATATAACGGATATATTGAAATTGACACACGTACTTTCAGAGATGGTGCATTTGCTTTAAACGATGTGAAGTATAAAGATAATATGGTTGATTCCTATTCTATTGTATTTTATGGCAAGGCAAAGAATATAAAAGATATTTTAAAAGAGGATAAACTTGCTAATTTAGATTTTACTAGTTTAAACCATACGTTTACAAGTACTGAAGTAATCAATCGAATTACAAGCAATGCTTACAATGTATCTTATCCATTATTTGCACACGATAGGATTTACGATTATAATACAGGCGGAACTAACGATATAACGATTAATACAGGTTCTATAAAATGGAATAGTTTGTTTCCTGCAATACCTTTATCTTTTATTATGCAAAAGATATCGGACACTTATGACTTAAATTTTACGGGTGCATTTTTAGACTATCCACAATTTACAAAGTTATGGATGTTGTTTAAAAACTCTGAAAGTTTTAGCCAAAAGTTAACACCTTTGAAAGTGAATTTTACTGCAAAGAGTAGTGCAGGTTTTACTGAATTAGATTTAGCTACTGATGAAGTAGGTTTATTAACAAGGTCTGGATATAATAATAATAGATACATAGGTATAGCAGTAACAACTGCAAGCACGCAACCATACGACATACTAATTTATAAGAATGGAGTTTTAGATAACTCGTTTACTAACGTAGTTGGAAGTAGTGGCACACGTGGATTTTTTTCAGGACCTATAACAACTCAAAACAGAAACGATAAATATTCAGTTTATATAAGTTCGCAAAGTGGTTTTTCTTTTACAACTACACTTGTTTACAATATAGGAATTGCAACAAGTATAACATACACTGCAACAAGTCCAAGCCAAACTATTGCAAGTACAATCGATATAGGTGGATATGCTCCTGACTTAAAAATAATTGATTTAATTACAGGGTTAATAAAAATGTTTAACCTTGTTATTATTCCGCAAGATGAAACAACCTACGAGTTAATTCCGTTAGAGTTATATTACAACAATGGGCGTTATAACGACATAAGTGCTAATGTGATTTCAGATGACATTGAATTGAAAAAAACTTCGATGTATAAAAACATTAATTTTAAATATCAAAAATCTGAAAACATATTAAATACTAAATTCGATGAATTGTTTTTGTCAACTCGTAATTTCTCTTATGGGGATTTAGCCTATGAGCAAATTGATAGTTTAGAAAGTTCAACTTTCAGCGTAGAGTTACCTTTTGAGAATGCTATGTACGAAAGAAAGTCAAATAGTAACTTTCAAACTATTACTTTTAAAAAGATTGATTTAGCAAACTACTTACCAAAGCCATTATTAATGTACGATAATGGAGTGCAAGGCGTAACTCCAAATATTAGAATTGATTTATTAACGGGCGGTCATCAACATATTGTTCAGTATAGAAGATTTTCAAACGATTACAATAACGGAACTATTCTTACTTTAAATTGGGGTGAAGAGATAAGCACGTGGTTTTTATCAAACGTTTCAAACGGACTTTACAAAAGACATTATGAAAACTATTTAGGTAATATCTTCAATATCAAAAGTAGATTAGTAATTGTAAAGTGTTACTTCAATCCAGTAGAGTTGATTGATATTAAATTAAACGATAGAATTATAATTCGTGATAAAAGGTACACTATAAATAAAATGACAACCGATTTAACAAGTGGAGAGACTACAATGGAATTGCTTACTGATTATCGAGTTGGAGAAGTTCCGATAGGCAATAGATACTCTTTAGAATCTTTTTACCAAGTTGATAATACAGCACAAACTATTGAAGCTATGCTTTTACTTTCGGATTGGGAAAAGATAATTTTAGAAACTCCTGATGAAGCGTGGATAAGTTACACTTTAGGTACTAAATTTGATAACGAAACAATTAATGTTTCAATAAGTGCAAACGCAACAGGCTCTGAAAGGATAGGATATATCAAAGGCAAATGGGCGTTAAATGATGGCACAAGTGAAACGATACAAATACCAATTATACAAAATGCTTAAACTAATTATCGAAATGCTTGAGTTCCAAAAGTTGGGAACAAGTGAAGCGGTCGACATCGCAAAAGGAAAATATAAAATACCAAATAACTTAAAAGAATTTAAAAACCAAGTAAAATGGCAATTACAAAGACAATAGAAATAGATGTTAACACGCTCCAAGCCGTAGGCGGTTTAGATAATTTAGATAAGGCACTAAAAAAAGTTGATAAGTCTGCAACCGATGTAAACGCATCTTTTGAGGAAGTTTACGGTGATTTAAAACCTTTGACTGCTCGAATGGGCGAAGCAGAGGACAGACTATATGAATTAGCTTTAGCAGGTCAGTCAGCAAGTCAAGAGTATAAAGATTTGCTTGCTTCGGTTGGTAATTATAGACGTGTGCAAATGCAAACCGATATGGTTGTTGATGCAGCGGCTACTACATTTGACACAAAGTTAGGTGGTGCTTTGCAAGGTGCTACTTCTGCTTTTGCAGGTGTGCAGGGAGCAATGGCTTTAGCAGGCGGACAAAGTGAGCAACTTGAAAAAGCATTAATACAAGTTAACGGAGCTATGGCACTTGCAGAGGGTGTACGTGGTGTACGTGAGGGAATGGTAGCGTTCAGGGCGTTGGGTGTTTCTGCTAAAGTAGCACTTGCTGGGATTAGAACAGGAATAGCTGCAACAGGTATCGGTCTTTTAGTTTTAGCTTTGGGTGCTGTTGTTGCTTATTGGGATGACATTAAAAGTGCTGTAAGTGGCGTAAGTAGTGAACAAGAAAAACTTAATGAATTAGCGGCTACAAATTTAACCGCTGAACAAGGAAAACTTGACGCAATAGGTGGGCAAGAAAATATATTAAAGTTACAAGGTAAGAGCGAAAAGGATATTTTAAAATTAAAGATTGCTCAAACAGACCAAGTAATAAAAGCTACTGAAAACCAAATTGCACAAAACGAAATAACTGCAAAGGCACAAATAGCAGCTTCGCAAAGAAACAAAGATATTCTTACGGGTATTATAAAATTTATTCAAATGCCTTTATCTATTCTTTTAAGTAGTATAGATGCTGTTGGGGATGCTTTAGGGCAAAATTTTGGACTCGCTAAAGGTTTTGATGATTTAATTAATAAGGGTGCAAGTTTAATTTTCGACCCCGAAGCGGAAAGAAAAAAAGCAGATGAAGTTCAGAAAGAAGCTAAAAAAGGATTAGAAAAATTAAAGAATGATAAAGCAGGTTTACAACTATCATTAAATAATATTGACGCACAAGCAGCTAAAGACGCACAAGCTAAACAAAAAGAAGCGAATGAAAAGGCTATTGAATTAGCAAAACAAAAAGCAGAAGCACTTGAAAGAATTAGACAAGGTGAAATTGATACAGAAGCGGAACGTAGAGCAGAAGAATTATTGCAAATTCAAAAGCAATATACTGATTTAATTGCAGAAGCGGAAAAATACGGAAAAGATACAACTGCATTAAAAGAAGCACAACGCACAAAAGAAAAAGAGTTACAAGATAAATTTAAAAAAGAAGACCAAGAAAAAGAGGATGCCTATTGGAATGCAGAAGCCGAAAAAGCAATTGCAAGACAAGAAGATTTAAAAGCAAAAGCAGATAAAGAAGTTGAAATTGAAAGAGCAAAAGAGGAACAAAAAGCCGCTATACAACAACAAGGATTAGATGTTGCATTACAAGGCGTAGGACTTCTTAAAGGTTTATTTGAAAAAAGTAAGGGTGTTCAAAAGGCCGCTATTATTGCTGAAAGTGCTATCGGTATAGGTAAAATGATTATAGCAAATAATCAAGCTAATATTGGAGCATTAGCAACACCGCAAGCGATTGCGTCAAGTGGAGCAAGTGCAGCACCTGTAATAGCTTTTAACAATATATCAACAGGTATTGGAATAGCTGCCAATTTAGCCGCAACTGCAAAAGCCTTATCAGCAGTTGGCGGTGGTTCAGCAGGTGGTGCAGGTGGTGCAAATACTCCGAGTGGTGGCGCTCCTGCACCAAGTTTCAATGTTGTAGGTAATAGCGGAGTAAATCAAATTGCACAAACGTTAGGAAATCAGCAACCTGTTCAGGCTTACGTAGTTGCAAATAATGTAACTACGCAACAAAGTTTAGATAGGAATATAGTAAGTAACGCAAGTTTAGGATAATACCTTATAGGGTATAATGTAAACAAATTAAATTAAAATATACCTTATAGGGTACAAAAAAAAAGCCACTCTCTCAGGTAAGTGGCTTTAATAATTAATAACTCAAAAAATCTAAAATGGAAAGCACAAATATAACAAAAAATATTAATTGTTGTTTTTAAATAAAGAAAAAAAATGAATTTAATCGAATTAATTATCGACGATAAAGATGAGTTAAGTGGTGTTGATGCTATTTCAGTGGTTTCAACTCCTGCAATCGAATCTAATTTCGTAGCGTTAAAGTCAGAAGAAATTAAACTTGCAGAAGTAAGTAAGGAAAAACGCATTTTAATGGGTGCGGTTTTAATTCCTGAAAAACCTATTTACAGACGTAACGGAGAGGATGAGTACTACATATACTTTTCAAAAGACACAGTAAACAAAGCGAGTCAATTATTCTTTAAAAATGGTAATCAAAATAATTGGACTTTAGAACACAACAAAGAAATTAAAGGTTTAACTGTTGTTGAAAGTTGGATTGTAGAAGATACGCAAAAAGATAAAAGTGCAATTTACAATTTATCAGTTCCGGTAGGTTCGTGGATGGCTTCAGTAAAAGTTGAAGATGATACTATTTGGAATGACTACGTGAAAACGGGAAAAGTAAAAGGATTTTCTTTAGAAGGTTACTTTGCTGATAAATTAGAAGAAAAGAAACAACTATCTAAACAACCGAGTGTTATCGAACAAATAAAACAAATAATAAATAAATATGAAAACAAAAAGTAAAACAAGTCCAAAAGGTGGTAAGCGTGGTTGTCTATGTGATGACGATACTTATAGTAAAGAATGTTGTAATGGCGATTTACAAAATCAAGGAATTGGCAAAACTACAGGAGTAGATAATGTAACCATTACAGAAAATAATGGAGTAAGAGTAATAACAAGAGTAAACGGATAAAAAATGACACCACAAGAAAAAAACGTATTTGGTAAATTATCTACTAAAACAGAATTAGGAACGCATAATATTGAATTAGCAGATTTTGCAGATATTAAAACACAACTTCAAAAAGCCGAGGATAATCATAAAGTTGTTTTAGATTTTGCAAATAAAATATTTGCTATGAAACAAGAAGCTAAAAAAGTAACTCCAAAAGCTATTGAAATGTTAGATAGAATTCAAAGAGAACTTTTAAGTGATAAAACAAATTTTATAGCAAAAGCAAAAGATATAGGTATTGATGTTTCAAAATTACCACAGCCTAAAAATTATGATGATGCAATAGAAAGAGTTGCTAATTTAAGTAATAATGCTAAAAAAGCAATAGCTGAAGATTTACAATAAATAACAAAAAATACAACAACATTAAACAAACCTTGTTTTTAAATAAATATTATTAATATGTCAAACGTACTAACAGAAATCAAAAAGCTTTTAGGGATGCAAATCCAATTAGAGCAAATGACTTTAGACAATGGTACTGTTATCGAAGCAGAAATGTTCGAAGCAGGTCAAGCCGTGTTTATTGTTAATGGTGAAGATAGAGTTGCATTACCAATAGGTGAGTATATTCTTGATAACGGAATGATTTTAGTTGTTGCAGTTGAGGGTGAAATTGCTGAAATCAAAGAAGCTACACCTACACAAGAGGAAACTCCTGAAGTAGAAGTAGAAGTTGAACAAGCTGCTGAACCTACTGCACCTAAAAAAGTAATCGAATCAACAGTTAAAGAGTCGCATTTTTCAAAAGAAGATGTAGATGCTTTAAAGTCTGAAATCGAAGCATTGAAAACAGAATTAGCGTCTATGAAAGAAGTTAAAGAAGTAGAATTATCTGCTCAACCTTTAACGCATAACCCTGATGCAAGACCAAACGTTGAAAAAATCTTATACTCACAAAATAGAGTATTGACAACTTTCGACAAAGTAATGAGTAAAATTGCTAACTAAATAAATTAATAAAAAAAAATGGCTACTACAACAAGTATCACAACAACTTATGCAGGTGAGTTTTCAAAGAAATACATATCTGCTGCATTATTATCAGCACCTACTATCGACAATGGTGGGATTGAAGTAATGCCAAACGTAAAGTACAAATCAGTTATCCAACGTTTAGCAACGGATGCTATCGTAAAAAATGCGACTTGTGCTTTTGACCCAACTTCTACAATTACTTTAACTGAAAGAGTAATTACCCCTGAAGAATTTCAAGTAAATTTAGAATTATGTAAAAAAGACCTTGCAAGTACTTGGCAATCTATTGAAATGGGAATGTCTGCTTTTGGAGATTTACCAAAATCATTTGCTGATTATTTAATTGGACACGTTTCAGCTAAAGTTGCTGAATCAATGGAGGTTTCAATTTGGAGAGGTGCTAACGCTACTACAGGGCAATTTGATGGATTTGTGCCTTTAGCTACTGCTGATGCAACTGTAGTTGATGTAGTAGGTACAACTGTTACTGCTTCAAACGTTATTGCTGAATTAGGTAAGGTGGTTGATGCTATTCCTGCTGCACTTTACGGAAAAGAGGATTTATATATCTACGTTTCTCAAAATGTTGCAAGAGCATACGTTCGTGCTTTAGGTGGATTTGGAGCTTCAGGATTAGGAGCAAACGGAACTAACGCACAAGGAACACAATGGTTTAATAATGGTTCATTATCTTTTGACGGAGTTAAAATCTTTGTTGCAAACGGATTAGCTAACAACTATATGATGGCTGCTCAAAAATCAAATTTATACTTTGGTACAGGTTTACTAAATGATATGAATGAGGTAAGATTAATTGACCAAGCAGAAGTGACAGGAGCACAAACTGTAAATGTAATTATGAGATTTACTGCAGGTGTTCAATATGGTATCGGTTCTGAAATCGTATTATATACTCCAGCGTAATTAATTAAATATTAACTTTAAGAAGGGGAGGTAAAATGCCTTCCCTTTTTTTATAAAAAATAAACAATATGGCTTGTGATTTATCATTAGGAAGATTAGAAGTTTGTAAGGATAGCGTAGGTGGTTTAAAAAATGTTTACTTCGTTAATTATGGCGATGCAACAGGATACACTTACGATGTAACTAATACGGATGTTATCGATGCGGTTGCAGGTACTCCAACTGCTTACAAATACGAGTTAAAAGGTGCAAGTACCTTTACTCAAAATATTAATAGTTCAAGAGAAAACGGAACTACATTTTACGAACAAGTTTTAGAATTAACTTTTAAAAAGTTGACTGTTAAAGACCATAAAGAATTGAAACTTATGGCTTATGGTCGTCCGCAAGTTATCGTAGAAGATAATAACGGAAATTTCTTTTATGCAGGTTTAAAACACGGATGCGAGGTTACAGGTGGTACAATCGTTACAGGTGGCGCAATGGGAGATTTAAGCGGTTATACTTTAACGCTTACAGGTCAAGAGCAAGCGCCTGCTAACTTTATTGGCGACACTTTAACGGCTGCAGGATTTACAGTGGTTTCAGGTTCTTAATTTTTCATAGTTTTGAATTTAAAAAGCCTACTATTAATTTAGTAGGCTTTTTTTTATAACTTTTCTATTTCTTGTTTGACTTTCAACCAATACTCTTTTGTATTTTTATCTATTTTCTGACAATTTGGTGGCATAGTATTTACGCTTCTTGTGTATTTTATTATATCATCTACTGCTATTAATGCACATTTTTTACCTTGTGCAAAAGATAAAGGTTCTTTTTGAAATTGCATTTTCATTATGATTTGTACTGCTTTAAGTTTTGGTTCCATAATTTAAGTTTTTACAAATTTATAAAATTCAATTAACAAAAATGTTAAATTGTTGTTTTTAAATAAATAAGTAATATGATTATTTTAAAAGAGCAATCAACCGCACAAACACTAAACGCTATTATCTATGGTAGTGATGCGGACACTATTGTTTTAAGAGATGAAGAAACAAATATTGAGACTGAAATTGATGCTACATTTTCAATTAGTAAATATTTTGTTACTACTTCTGTAATTTTTCCAATTAAAGAAAATAAATATTACACTTTGACTATTAAAGATGGTACAAATATCGTTTATAGAGATAAGATATTTTGTACTAATCAAAATTTAGAAACGTATAGTATAAATAAAGATGCTTACGTTGAACATGTTACAACAAACGAATATAAAATATTTGAATAATTATGTATGTATTAAATTTAAGTGCTTATACTTCTCCACAAATTAACGAAAGTAAAAAAGGCGATTTTGTGGAATATGGAGCAGATAACAATTACTTTCAGTTTTTAATTGATAGGTATTTATATAGCACCACAAATAACGCTATTATTACAGGTTGTAGTAATATGATTTACGGAAAAGGCATTAGTGCTTTAGACGCTAATAAAAAACCTGATGAGTACGCTAAAATGATTTCTATTATAAAGCCAAACGCATTAAAAAAAGTTGCTTTAGAACGTAAACTTTTAGGAATGGCTGCTATGCAAGTAGGTTATGAAAAGGGCGAGGTTAAATTTGTTGATCACTTCCCAATGCATACTTTACGTGCTGAAAAATGCAACGATAAAGGCGAAATAGAAGCGTGGTATTATCACCCAGATTGGGCAAATAAAAAACCGAGTGATGAATTAAAAAGAATACCTGCTTTTGGTTTTGGAAATAAAAAAGAAGTTGAACTTTATGTTGTAAGACCATATGTAAGTGGTTACCATTATTACACTCCGATTGATTATTCTGGTGCGTTACCTTATGCAAAGTTAGAAGAAGAAATTTCAGACTATTTGATTAACGATGTAATGAATGGTTTTAGTGGTACTAAAGTTGTAAACTTTAATAACAATATACCGCCAGAAGAAAAAAGAGAAGAAATTTCAGCTGATGTAAAACGTAAATTAACAGGTGCAAAAGGTCAAAAAGTAATTGTATCGTTTAATAGCAGCAAAGAAAATGCAACGGAAGTAACTGATATACCATTAAACGATGCACCACAACACTATGAGTATTTAGCAAAAGAATGTTTTGAAAAATTAGTTGTAGGGCATAGAGTTACAAGTCCTATGCTTTTAGGAGTTAGGGATTCAGGCGGTGGATTTTCTAACAATGCAGACGAAATAAAAACAGCGACTTTACTTTATGATAATTTAGTTATCAAACCTTATCAATTAGAAATTATTGAAGCGTTGGATACTATTTTAGTTGTTAACAATATTAAATTGAAATTATACTTTAAAACTATTCAACCTTTAGAGTTTACTGATTTAGAGAATGCACAAACTTCTGAACAAGTAGCAGAAGAAACAGGAACGCAATTATCAGCTCATACTTGTTGTTTAAGTGAAAATAGTTCAGATGATTCAGTTGCTGATGCTTTAATTTCTTTAGGTGAAACACCTAATGATAAATGGCTTTTAATTGATGAAAGCGAAGTTGATTACGATAATGACGATGCAGAAAATGAATTGTTATCTAAAGAATCAAATCAAAGTTTATTATCTAAAATAATCAATTTAGTAAGTACCGGTACTGCAAGAGGAAACTCAAAAAGTGAACAAGATGAAACTATTGACGGAGTCCGTTTTATAACTCGATATGTTTACGCAGGTGAAACAACTTTAAAAAGTAGAAAGTTTTGCCAAAAAATGATTGACGCTGGTAAAATATATCGTAAAGAAGATATTATAGCAATGTCAAATAAAGAAGTAAACGAGGTTAGAACTAACTCTAAAGGAGAGAAAAAAGGTTTTGGACCTAACGGAAGTCCTTTAGTAAATGTATGGTTTTATAAAGGCGGGGGAGCTTGCCATCATAGATGGAATAAACAAGTTTATGCAAGTTTTGAAAATGTAAACATAGATGTTAATTCACCAAAAGCAAAACAAATAGCAGGGCGTAAAGCCGAGCAATACGGATACGTTATAAAAAATCCTGAAATAGTTTCTCAAAGACCTATTGATATGCCTAATAAAGGCTTTTTACCTAAATAATTAAACTATGGCTTACGCATTACTTATATCAACCGAAGACGTAAAGAAATTTACGATAACAAATGGCAATTTAGATGCTGACGATTTTATCGAATATATTAAGATTAGTCAGGACATTACAATTCAAAATTATTTAGGTTCACAATTATATAAAAAGTTACAAGATTTAATTTTAAACGATGATATAAATGAGCCTGAATTTTCCGAATATAAAACACTTTTAACTACTTATGTTAAACCTATGCTTATTCATTGGGCAATGGTTTATTATTTACCTTTCGCTGCTTATACATTAAGCAACAAAGGTTTATTTAAACATACTTCTGAAAACGCTACAAACGTAGATAAAGCAGAAGTTGATTACTTGGTAGAAAAGGAAAGGGATATTGCAGAAAGTTACACGCAAAGATTTATTGATTTTATGTGTTTTAATCAATCTACTTATCCTGAATACAATAGTAATTCAAATGAGGATGTAAATCCTGATACAAATAATTTTTATGGTGGGTGGCAATTATAAAAAACCGAAAATAGAGAATTTTAAAAAGCTAAATTTATATTTGGCTAAAGTTGAACAATTAAAAAAAGTACAAAATGAGCGATTGGGGACAAGGAGCGAAAAATAATAATATAGGTTGGGGGCAAGGTGCAGTTAATAATAATATTAGTTGGGGTTCTGTTCACGCTAATAGTTGGGCAGGCGATACTAATATTGTAGGTTTTGCTTATGATGTAGATTATCAATCTATTTTAGACTATGCAACAACAAATGGTTATACTTTACCAAGTGATGCTGTAAAATTAAAACAGAATCAGTTATTGATTGATTTAAAAGCTGCGGGTATTTGGAATAAATTAGATACATTTGCTTTATTTGCAACTGATGGAAATAGTCAATTTGCTTTAATAGATTGGAAAAGATTATTGCAATACGAAGCGGTTTCAAGTCCAACTTTTACAACTAAAGAAGGTTTTACAGGAAATGGTTCAAGTGCATATATTGATACAAAATTCAATCCTACTGCAAATGGAAGTAATTACACTTTAAATAATGCGAGTCGTTATTTTTATGTGTTTTCAGGTAGTGCAATGAATACCACTTTAGATGGTACAACTACAACTATAAATAACTCTCAATTCTCAAGTAGTACAGCTCAAAGAATTAACTCTTCAAATCCTTTAGTTGGAGTTCCTACAAGTGCTTTTTCATTTGCAACAGGTACACCTACAAAATCAATACACAGAACAAGTTTAACAAATGTAACTTTATTTAATGGTATTGTTTCAGGGGCAAGAACGCAAACATCAACAGGGTTACCAAATGCAAATCAATATATTTTAAGAAATGCAAGTACTTATGGGGCAAGTGAAATTTCTATGTATGCAATGGGTGCTTCTTTAGTTTCTGAAAACACGGATTTTGTAAATGCAATTAATACATATATGACAGGATTATGATAGTACTACACGCAACAGAAGAACAATATAACGAACTTAACGGATATACAAATAATTGTTATCGTTTGGAGTTTGCTAAAGATGGTTTAAATAGATGGATAGTAGGACTTGAAGTTTTAGACTGCAAAGAGTTTAAAGAAATATATCATAGACTAATTGATTTAGAACGAATAGAATTTATACCGAATGAGTAGAAAAGAACAAATAGACTTATTCCTTTCAAAATGGGTAAGTAGAAAATTAACTGTTTTTGTTGTAGCATCAGCAGGTTTATTTAGTGGTGTTATTACGTCAACTGATTGGGTAATTATTGCAACATCTTACATAGCAATAGAAGGAGCAACAAATATTGTAGAACGTTTAATGAAAGCTAAAAATGCAAATTAACGATTTAAGATTATACGCATTGAATACACTAACAATGGCTATTAGCTTTTCAAATGTAGAGGCTACTTTAAAAATATTATTATTATGCGTTTCTATTGTTTACACGATTATGAAAACTATTGAATTAATTAAAAATAAAAAAGATGGCAAAAATAACGACTAATTTTAGTTTAGAAGAATTTAAGTGTAAAGATGGCGGAGATATTCCAAACAGCGCACTTTCAAATATTGTTGAACTTGCACGAAATCTTGAAGTATTACGAACTGCAATAAATAAACCTATTACAATTACAAGCGGTTACAGAAGTCCGAAATATAATGCTAAATTACCTGGAGCTGTAAAAGATAGCCAACATTTAAGAGGTACTGCTGCGGATATTAAAGTTGCAGGAATGACACCTAAAGAAGTGGCTTTAGTAATTGAAGGACTTATTGAACAAGGTAAAATGAAAGAAGGCGGTGTAGGAGTTTACCCTACTTTCACGCATTACGACCATAGAGGAAGAAAAGCACGTTGGTAAATCCGTTATTATAAACAAAAAAGCCTTTATTGTCCGTAATAACAAACATAAATAATTATGAAACCAAACAAAAACAGACGTTATAGGTTAAATAATGCAGAAGTAAGAAAGTTAGGACTTGAATTTAATTTAAGAAATCGTTACAGGCTTTCAAAAGAGCAAGAAGTTGAACTATTAAAACTTCGAGAGCCACAAAATCAAATAAGAAGATTATTTTTTGATATCGAAACAAGCCCAAATATATGTTATGCGTGGCGTATAGGTTACAATTTAAGTCTACAACCTCATGATATAATCGAAGAAAGGAAAATAATTTGTATTTCGTACAAATGGGAAAGCGAAGATAAAATACATTCGTTAACGTGGGATAAAAACAAATGCGACAAGCAAATGTTAATCGATTTTGTAAATGTTGCTAATACTGCTGATGAACTTATTGCTCATAATGGTGATAGATTCGATATTAAATGGATTAGAACAAGATGTATTTTCCACCGAGTGCCAATGTTCCCACAATATAAAACTTTAGATACTTTAAAGAAAGCTAAAAACGGATTTAATTTTAATTCTAATAAACTCGATTACATAGCACAATTTTTAGGAGTAGGGGCAAAGGTTCAACATAGAGGTTTTGATATGTGGAAAGACGTTTTAAAAGGCTCTAAAGAAGCAATGCAAGAAATGGTAGTTTATTGCGAAGGCGATATTATAGTTTTAGAAGATGTTTTCTTAACAATGCAAAATTATATAAAACCAAATACTCACGCTGGAGTTTTAGGCGGAAACCTAAAATATAGTTGTAGTTGTTGCGGTTCAGAAAATGTAACTTTGCTTAAAAATAATGTTACTGCTTTAGGAACTATTAAAAGGCTTATGCAATGTGATGACTGTGATAGTACTAACGAAATAGGTAATTCGGCTTATATGAATTATTTAAAATTTAAAACAAATAACTTTTTATGAAAATACAAATCGAGGCACACAAAAAAAAGCATACTTTCGAATGTGATTATGATGACTTAACAACAGAAGAAATAATTGAAATTATAACTAACTTATTGATTAGTGCAGGTTATGATTATCAAAATATTAAAGATGAATTACAATGAGTGATATAACAAAATGTAGCGGTTTTAATTGCCCATTAAAAGATAATTGCAAAAGGTATAAAGCAATAGATGGAATGTGGCAAAGTTACTTCACAGAACCGCCTTATAAAGATGGGAAATGTGAAATGTTCTGGGGAGAAAATCAAGAGCAAATTTTTAAACAATTAAAAGATATTACTAATGATACAAATTAATCTATACAATTTTATTAAGCGATTAAACATTTGGTTTATTGCTTTTGTGGTGCTTTTAGTATTTATGCTTTTTAGAGGTTGCGAAAGTCCTGCACCTAAATTAGTCTATAAAGAAGTAAAAGTAAAAAATGATTCCATAAATAAAGAAGTAATATCTAAATATCGTGACACAATAGCGTTTTTAGATAGTCAGAATCAAAAGAAACAATCTGAACTACAAAGACTATACAAAAATAAAAAAAGTGCCTTAAAACGCATAAATCCTAAAGTAGTTTTAAAAGACAAAGATAGTTTAGAAATTGCTTTGCGTTTAGTTGATTGCGATTATGTAGATAGTATGTATGTTGTTACTACTGAAATGTTAGGAAATGAAAAAACTGCAGGTATTTTTAAAGATAGTATTATAGGTCAATTTGAAGTAAAAGAGAAAAATTTAATTGAACTTGCAAAAAAGCAAGAGAAGTTTATTAAAAAGCAAAAGCGCACAAATAATTTCTATAAGTACGCTTTGCCGATTGGTGTTGTGTTGGGTGTTGTAGTTGGTAGTTCTTTATAGTTTATTAAAAACAAAATTCTCAAAGAATAAAATTTGCTGTTCAGCTCTTTTTATCAATGCCTTGTTATGCCTTAATCCTCTTTTTAAATTCTGTAAATTTTCACAACCAGGGTCATTTAAAATAATTCTATTAATTCGATTTATCTTTTGCGTTTTCCTTGTTATATAACATTGCAAGGATTTTATAATAATTGTTTTATCCATAATTTATTTATTTATTTAATTTATAACAAATGATTGGCGAGATTAAAACCATCGCCAATCAGACTGTTAACCGCTATTTTAAAAGACGTTCGGTAATATTTCACGAACTTTAGCGAAAACGAAATGTTGAAGCGTTTTAAAATTAATAGTCGGGTTACGATTTTCTTTAACAAAATTCCAGCATTCCTCTTTTACAATTTCATAGTAAATAACATTCAATAATCTTGGTATCATTTTACTGCTCCAACCATCAACGCTTTCAATTTTTGCAAACTCTTTTTCGCAAAAAGCAGTTGTAACATATTTTTCAGCAATTAGTTCTTCAACCATTTTTTTACCTTCAATAGTTGTTCTACCCATAACTTTAGCGTGTTTTTCTTTAAACTCACTTGTTACAATTTTAGCCCAAGTTTTACGACCATATTTATTTTTAAAATCGTAATTTTTTAAGACAATTCCTTCTCCGTAACCTTTGCCATCTTCAATAAGAAAATCATTTTTCATTAATTGATTTACTATTTGTTCGTAATTACTATTTCTAATTACAGCAATAGGCGGTATAAAATCAATTTCGTATTTCTCTAATAATGGCTTATAATCGTTATAATGCAAATAGTTAAATTTTTCATCGCTCTCGTGTTGCAATTCATTTTCTAATCTATCTTCTACAACTTCAAAAACATAAAACTTTCTCCAAGCATCGTTTCTGTAAGTTTTCAAAGAGTGTGGGACAAGCCATTCTCCGAAAAGTCTATGTGTTGGATTTTCTTTTAGATAATTTAATAAGTTTTCTTGTTTTAAAACCCAATCTAAAAATCCAGCATTGTCTTTTTCAAGTGATAAATGACGTGTTCGGCTTCCAGCTTGTATTTCTCCGTTATGAAGCCATACACTTGCATTTGTTCCGTCAATTTTTGGGAATATATAACATTCTCCTAATTCAATGTTTTGAACTTCTGTAGTTCCAAATCTTTCTAAATGTTGATACTTTTTAAACATATTTATAAATTTTAATTTGATTAATAAAAAACAGCGGTTAACACACGTTTGGCAAAAGTGGCGGTGCAGTACTCCGCTTGACATTTACTGCTATATTCAAGTTACGTTCTCCGCATTGGCATTCGTGGTTAAAATCGCCACCTTCGCCAAGCGTGGGAACGTTAACCAAATATCAAATGTATTTCTACTCCGTTTGCATTTCCTTTCAATTCTTTTTTACCTAAAATTTTTGCGTAATTGTACGCTGGTAATAATGGATTCTTTGACTTTACCTGTGCGTTAATTGTTTGAGGTGTTTCACCTACAAGTTTAGCGAATTGATTTTTATTTTTCGCATTTTCTGAAATTAGTTTTTCTAATATGTTCATCTTATAAAATTTTAATTATATAGTTTACAATTAATGCCCCAAATGAATATCCCAATGCCATACAAAAAGTAATTTTAATTCTCTCTTTCCAAATTTTACTTTCTACCATATAACCCATAAATGGCAAAGATAAAAAAGGCCCGATAAAAGCAAACACAACCATACCGATAATATTATTATCTGCCGTATATTTAATGTAAAAAGTTGAGCATATTTCAATTATAAAAGCACTAAAAAAAATTATTTTATATTTCATATCTTATTAATTTTAAATTTACAATCTTTACATCTGTAATAATTCTTTTTGTAATTGTAAGTCCATCTGTGGTTACAAAATAGTTGTTTTAAAAATTCAATTATTTTCATTGTTATTTTCTTTTAATTCATTTGACCATTCTATTATATATTGTTGAATCGTAATAGGATGCCAAGTTAACGCCACAAGGTGTGATTTAAACGCATCAAATAATTGTTCTAAAGATACATCTGAATTTTTAAATTCGGTGATGTACAATTGCTCTTTTGTTTCTGTTGTTATTTTCATATATTAATTTTTTATTTTAGAATTAATCCACGTTTTACCATTTTTTACTACTCGCATTTTTTCAACTACAAAAAAATCTTTTATATTATTTATTTCTTCTTCAGAATAGTAAACACAACCATCATTAGGTGAAATGTGTTTTTGATTTACTTTAATAATAAATTTCAAAGTTCCGTTGTTACTTCTTTTAAATTTGTAATAGTTCATATAATTAATTTTTGATTTCTGCAAATATATAAATAACTTTTTTAATAAAAAAATTTTTTATAAAGTTTTTTCATTATACATTTGCAATATCAAAATATTTAAAACATGAAAACAATTATCTTTTTATCAGTTGCAACTATCGGAATGAGTACCGATAATTTTATTGTAATGACAGGCGCATTAATTATATGCGGAATATTAATCTTTAAAACTAAAAAATAATGAAAACACTTTGGGAACGATTATCAAAAGAAAATCAATTAATTTTATTAGAGAACCAAAAAAAATATCCTTCAATATATGAAAATATTATTGAAGAATTAAAAAACAATTATGGCTGGACTAATTTAACAGTATCAACTTCAAACACTATACTTCACGATTTAACTGCTTACGATAAAGATTTTATAACACTTTTATACGGACTTTTTTACAACAAATAACATGAAAACACTTTGGAAAAAATTAAGCAAGGAAAATAGATCTAAACTAAAAACTTGCCCTTACAGATTTACAGCTAAAAAAGTAATATGCGAATTGAAAAGTGAAGTCGCTTGGACTAACTTAAGATTTGAAAGCGTTATATTTTTAATGCAAGAAACAACAGGAGAGAAAACACTAATTGAAAACGTAGATAATTTATTTAATGATGAAAAAATTTAAAGTATATTACTGGCGCCATAAAAATGACGATTGTATAGATTGCGAGAAGATAATAGAAGCTGCATCTTTTGATGAAGCATTTGCAAGATTTAGACATAATAACCCATTTGTAAAAATAAGAGAGATATGCGAATTGAATTAATAAACGGAAAATGGCTCGTTAACGGAAAATCATTTAACGAGCTAACACCAAATGAAATAATATTACTTGACCAGTTTTTTGAGAACTATAAAAACAAACAAAATGGAAACTAAAGAAATGACACAAGAAGAATATTTAGAAGTAATATTCAATACAGCATTAGCAAAAAGCGTTTTAGCGAATCAGTACGCTTTACATTGTAACGAAGTACTCAAACATAGTAAATATTACAAAGGGCGTTTAAAAGAAGTTTTAAGGCCTTGTATTAACATTTTAATCAATGCAGAGCGTAAAGAGTTCGAAAAGATGGACGACGTAGATACTCAAAGAGTAGATGAGATTTTTAAAAGTATGGAAAACCTTTTTGAAACTATGAGTAAAAGAGTTTTAACTGATTATCATCAAATGGATTTAATCATAAAAGAATACGCTAAACGTCCTGAAGAAGTAATGAAAATTTTAGAATTAGAGTAATGGAATTTTATACAGTTGAATTTATAGCTAATAAAGCTCAAAAGCATAGAAGTTCAATAAACAAAATAATTAATAAGTTAGGTATAAAAGAAGTACATAAACAAAATATAGGAAAGGCACGAATCCCATACTACTCAAAAGAACAAATGGAATTAATTTTGGATAGTAACGGATATCAAAGAAAAATGCATACTACTATTATTGAGAAAACAATTATTGAAACTTACCACATTTACGAATCTAAAATGAATTACGATGACACCATTTGAAATTAAAGAATTTTACGGAATAGACATAACAACAAATAAACGTGACAAATTGTTTATTTATTTAAGAGCTATTTATGCAAAAGAAAATATCGAAAATATGAGTATTGTAGAAATTGCTAAAAAAATTAAAAAAGATAGGAGCACTATATTTTATATTTTAAGAACTTACAATAGTTATAAAGATGATATTTATTTCAAATTGATTTTAGAATGCTATCAAAATAAAGATAAGTCTTTACTTCAAAAATCAAATGAGTTTTTAGAAGCAAAAACAAAAGAAATTAACGATTACAATGCATCAAGAGTTAAAGTAAAAAGATTATCAAAACCAAACATTATAACAATTAGAAAAAATAAAATAGACGAAATAAAGCCAAAAATTAAAAGACCTCACATTTTAGAAGTGGCTACTAATTTAAGACACAAAAAAACATATCTTAAAGATAAGCTTTATACAAAATGGACTAACGAAGATTTTAAAGAATATGGGAAAATTATCCAAACGTAAAACAATAGTAGCAGTAGGTAAAAGAATACCGACCTATTACGAAATTCAAAAAGACAGCAAATTGAAAGCTATTGAAGTGGCAAATAATACAGATCCAAAACTAAAAGAAGTAATTAAATACGATTTAAAAAGATGAAAAAAGCACAAATATTTAACAACCATTTCCAAAATTTTAAAACATACGCTATACCAAAAGCGCAACTTGTAATAGCAGATATACCTTATAATTTAGGAAATAACGCTTATGCAAGTAATCCAGCATGGTATAAAGACGGAGATAACTCAAATGGAGAAAGTGAACTTGCAGGGAAAGAATTTTTTGATACTGATAAAGATTTTAGAATTACAGAATTTTTACATTTCTGTTCAACTATGTTAATTAAAGAACCAAAAGAAAAAGGCAAAAGTCCTTGTATGATTGTATTTTGTGAATTTGAACAACAATTTGAACTTATTGAAAAAGCTAAAAAATACGGATTTAATCATTATATAAATTTAGTATTTAGAAAAAACTTCTCGGCACAGGTTTTAAAAGCTAATATGAAGGTTGTAGGTAATTGCGAATATGCATTAATATTATATCGTGAAAAATTACCAAAATTTAATAATAAAGGTAAAATGATTTTTAATTGCATGGATTGGGTTCGTGATACAAATAGCGAAAAAATACACCCTACTCAAAAACCGCAAGAAGTTTTAAAAAATCTAATTAAAATTTTTAGTGATGAAGGCGATGTAGTTATCGACCCTTGCGCTGGAAGTGGAAGCACCTTAATAGCTGCACAAGAATTGAAAAGGCGTGCTTTTGGTTTTGAAATTAAAAAAGATTTTCATAAATTATCTTCACATTGGATTGATGAGGAATATCAGAAACTAAAAGATATTGAAGAATATGGATTTGCAAAAACATTAATTAATCAGAAACAAGAAACTTTATTTTAAAATGAAACAAACACCACTACAAAGAATTAAAAGAGTAATTAACTTCTACTATAAAAGAGGTTGCAATAAAGAATCAGTAAATCAACTTTATTTTAAAATATTAAAAAATAAATGAAAAAAGTAATATGGAGTTTATTTGATTCTGAAACAGCTATAACTCAACAATTAAATTCAGATAAATATATTGTTTATTCAATAGGTTTACCGAGTTCATCAGCTGTAACTGATAACTTTATTAAAATGGATTTAAGCAAAAGAAGTTGTTTAAAGAAATTAGAAAAATTACCAAAACCTGATATTATTTTTGCAAGTCCACCTTGCGAAACTTGGGTTAATATGAATATTTGTATTGTAAGATATTATAAAAGAAATTACAATGAATATAATTTGTATTGGCAAAAAAATTTTAAACCAAATAACTTTGCAAAACACCACAGAAAAAATAGATTATTAGGTCAAAAAACAGCTTTTTATACAGCGGAAATAATAAAAAAGTTTAACCCAAATTTATGGTGTGTAGAAAATGGCGCTACAAGTTTAATATTTAAGTATATTAATAAAATAAACAAATTAAATGGTTATAAAAATCTTTTATATTATGATAATTATGATTCAAATTTTTCTTTAAAACCTACTTATATTTTTAGCAATAGGAAGTTATTATTAAAAAATAATAGAAATAAAATAAAAAATAATAAAAATAAAATAGCATATAGTTCAATAGATAAAAACAAAAACGATTTAGTTTATAAAAAAGACTATTGCGAGCGTTCAAAAGTGCCTATTGAATTGTATAAACACATATTAAATATTTATGAAGGTAAAGAACAGTTAAATTTATTTTAAAATATTACATAAAAAAGTATAAAATAATAATATATTTTGTATCTTTGACAAAATTTAAAACTTAAAAAACATGGGAAAATCAAAACAATTATTCGAGCTAATGGCTCAACAGGAGTTAAACACTAACAACTTCTTACCTACTAAAAAGGAATTACAACTATCCGCAAAGAAATTTACAACCGAAATTTTAGACGCTGGCGAAGTTGACAAAATTGAATTATTCGCACAGGCTGTAAGATTAAACGAGGTTTTATCAATTGTTACTGATGAACTTAAAAATAGTTTACCAGCGGAAAATTTCGAAGCATTCGGCATCAAAGGAACGTATCGCAATGGTGGAGAAACTTTAAATTATATTGAAGATTGGTTATATGCTGAATTACAAGAAAAATTAAAACAACGTGCTGAATTAATAAAAGTAGCAACCAATTCAAAAGAATTAATATTTGATGAAAATGGTATAGAAGTCACAAAAGTTTCAAAAAATATTCGTAAATCAAGTTTAAGTATATCGTTTTAATTCTTATATTTGAAAATCTTAATTAATTAAATATCTTATCTTTATGAAACAAATTGCAACTGCCTTACTTAAGGCACAATCTGAAATGAGCAACCCTAAAAAAGGTGCTACAAATCCATTCTTTAAATCAAAATACGCTGATTTAAACGCAATACGTGAGGCAGTTATACCTACGTTAAACGAAAACGGAATTAGTGTATTACAACCTATTGTTCACGTTGAAGGAAAAAACTTTGTAAAAACTATTTTACTTCATGAATCAGGCGAGTTAATGGACTCGCTTACTGAAATTATCTACAATAAACAAAACGATGCACAGGCACAAGGTAGCGGAATAAGCTACGCAAGACGTTACGCATTGCAATCTTTTGTTTGCGTGGGTGCAGATGACGACGACGGACAAAAAGCAGTTCAAAACAAACCAAATGCAACAACTGAAATTTTACTTAAAGCAAAACAAGGTGGCTTTTCATTGGAACAAATCAAATCTAAATACACAATTACAACACAACAACAACAAGAATTTATTAATCTTTAATTTTATTTACTATGGCTACGAGCTACTACGGAAGCATTGACTTCACAAAACTATTAGAACAGGCAAAGGCTGGAAACAAAGCATTTACTAAAAACGAAAATGGAAAAATTTATTTAAACGTGAGAGTTTGGGTAAATGATGAATTAGACAAATACGGAAACTGTGCCTCGTTTCAATCTAATTTTAAAGGCGCTCAAAAGGAAGATAAATTTTACTTTGGTAATCTTAAAGAATCAACTGCAATAGAAGAACCAGTGCAAGCAAATGATATTCCTGATGTTTCAGATTTACCATTTTAGAGAACACCCGATGTTAAAACTTTTAGTATCAACATTTGATTTAGAAATCCCTGAAGAAATTTAGGGATTTTGTTTTTTGTATTGAATTTTTTTATTATATTTGCATATCTATTGTTCAGGCAGGCTCGATAGAAATTAAAGAATTTTTTTTAAAACGCTCACAAAAGTAAGTCCTGCCTGACTGAAATTGTGGGCGATTTTTATTTATATTTATATGGCAAAGGAATTACCATACTTCAAATTTGAACCAGCTGAATATTTAACTAAAGATATTTCTTTTTGTTCATTATCGGCACAAGGTCTATTTATTAATATTTGCTCTTACTATTGGCAAAGACAATGTAAATTAACTAAATCACAATTATTTAAAAGATTAAATCATTTTGATGAATTTGATGAATTAATAGATGAAGGAATTATTGATTTAAAAGATAATGGAGAAGATTTAATTATTAAATTTTTAGATAATCAACTTAATGAAGTTGAAATTAAAAGTAAAACTAATTCTTCTAATGGCAGTAAAGGTGGCAGACCGAAAAAAAACCCAATTGAAAGCGAAATTAAACCCAATCAAAACCAAATTCAAAGCGAATTAAAAGCCATAAGAGAAGATAAGATAAAAGAATATAATAAGATAGAAAGTAAACCGAGTTTAGAAACTCGCTCTCTCGCTTTTAAATCTGAATTAGTTCCCTTTAAACAAAATTATTCAATAGATATGTTAAAATCATTTTATGATTATTGGACTGAACCTAATCACTCAAAAACTAAAATGCGTTATGAAATGGAAAAAACATTTGATGTTGATAGAAGATTAAAAACTTGGAGTAAAAGACAAAAGGATTTTGATGTTAAAAAAGAAATTAAACAAGACAGATTATGAGTTGGGAATTAAAAAGAAACGTAACAAAGATATTCAATGCTTTTAAACGTAATAAAGAAAGGATTTACAAAGAAGATATAGATGCTTTAAAAAATCTTGATGAGTTTATAAATGAATCATCAAAACAATTAACTAAAGATAATTTGTTATATGCTAAATTACTTTGTGTATTTTTACGCCAAAATGTACACCATTACAAAGACATTAAATTTGCAATAAAAGAATTAAAGTTTCAGTTAAATATTTCGTTAGATAGACAAATTGAATTATTAACCTACGACTTAAATTTAATTGAATTGCAAAAGCAAGAAACACCTGAACAGGTTTTAGAAAAATTAAACAAGCCTTGGAGTAAAGAAGTAGTAGAAAAATCATTTTACAACTCGGCAAATGATTTACTAAAAGAAATTGAAAACTATTCTTAATTATGAATTTAAACTTTGACGAATTAGAAAAAAACATTAATGAACCTTTAAGTATTGACTTTAAAGAAATGCTTAATAACTCATTAATAGACCCAAGCGAAGAACTTAAACCGCAACCAATAGCAATTAGTATAGGTAGTTCAAATTATAAAGGCGTAGAATATCCTATTCCTTTTGGTTCTTATGGTGACTTTAGTTGTATTGTAGGTGCTTCAAAATCAAAAAAGACTTTCTTTAAATCAATGATTGAAGCTGGTTACATTGGTGGAAAATCAAATATTTATAATCCAAGTATTCAAGGACACGACTCAACAGACAAGTTTGTAATTTCATTTGATACTGAACAATCACAATATCATACTCAAAGAGTACAAAGACGTGTTTTAGAATTGGTGGGTGCTAATTATGAACTTTATAAAACTTTTAGTTTGCGTGCTTATAGTCCAAAAGAAAGATTTGATTTTATAGATTGGATTGTATTTGAAAGCGATTTTAAAAATAAAATAGGTTTAATGTCAATAGATGGTTATGTTGATTTAGTAACTGATTTTAATAGTTTAGAACAATCAACAGGACTTACTGAAAAACTATTACAATGGACTGCGAAAGGTAAAATGCACTGCACAGGAATACTACATAAGAACTTCGGTACTGCAAAGCCAGTAGGTCACGTAGGTAGTTCAGTTTTAAAGAAAGCAGAAACAGTTGTATTTATTGAAAAAGATGAAGAAAGAACTATTGCGAAATGCGAATATTCAAGAAATCAATCTTTTGAAAATATAACTTTTCAAGTTGATAATCACGATTGGTTACCTAAACAAATAATAGATTTTATATGAGAAACTTTGAAAAAGAATTAGAAAACCTTGCAATGTATATACAAGCGTATGAAGATACAAGCCTAAACGATGGCGAAAGTCTAAACGAACTATTGCAAAAAATAAACGTAACTTTATTTTATTTAGAAAAAGAAAGGGCAAGTTTTAAAAAGCAATACGAAAATCGTATATTTGAACTTACAACTGATAAGAAAATGACAGTAGCAAGGGCTGTAAATTTTGCAGAAGTAGAAGTAAGTGAGTTATATTTATTGCGTAGGATAATGGATTCAGGTTATAGATGCTCCGATGCAATTCGTACAAACATATCATTTTTAAAATCAGAAAAAAGAAATGCTTAAAATATACGAAAGGAAATGTTTAGTTTGTAAAGATAAGTTTACACCTAAAAACAGCACTCAAATAGTTTGTAGTCCATCTTGTGCAGTTGAGTATATGAAAAAGCAAAACGCTAAAAATTGGAAGCAAGAAAAAAAAGAAATCAAAATAAAATTAATGAGTAAATCTGATTACTTAAATATCTTGCAGAAAGTTTTTAACACTTACATACGCCAAAGAGACAAACTTAAACCTTGTATTTCTTGTGGTAAAAATTTAGGTAAAACTTTTCACGCTGGGCATTTCTTTTCTGTTGGAGCATATCCTAACTTACGATTTAATGAAAATAACGTACATGGTCAATGCGTAGAATGTAACCTACATAAACACGGAAACGTAAAAGAATACGATTTAAGACTTCAAAATGTTATAAGTGATAAAGAATATAGCGAACTATTAGAAATACGACACAAACCTCTTAAATTAAGCGTAGATGAAGTAAAAGAACTTATTGCAATCTATAAACAAAAAATAAAAGAATTAAAATGAAATTATTTTATATTGTTAAGGGTTCAAAGATATACACAGATTTAAGAAATCAAACCGCACCAAGTCAAAGACCATTTAGACTTATCGGAGTAGTAAAAGAAACTCGAAAACCATCAAAACGGATTGATAAATCAGAGCATTGGCATTGGGTTTTAGAATATAGATACACAGATAAATCACATTTACAAGAAGGTTTTAACATCGAAATTGATTATTTTGATAATTTTGTTAGTTTTGAAAAAATAAATTTGTAATTTGTATTTATTTTTTGTATACATTTGTAAAAAATAGCAACGTTCTTATTTACGATAAAATTATATTAATTCAGGTTTGGCTATTCCTGATTTATTTTAAAAAATGTTAGAGAAATTATATCAACATCATAATCAGCTTCTCGAATATGCAAAGATATTTGATGGCTCTTACTATGAAGATATAGTTTCAGAAACATATTTAAAATTACATCAATATTCAAGCGAAGAAAAATGCTTTACAAATGGTAAACTAAACAAAGGTTATTTATTTATTGTTATTCGTTCAGTATATTTGTCGCAATTTTATAATAAATACAATGAGGAATCTTTAAATAAAAAAATATATGTTACTGATAAAACTAATATGTTTGTAACAGAACAACAAATTGATATACCAATAGAAGATAACTTTGATGAAGATTATGAAATTGAATGGTATAAATTTAGAACCAAATGCGAAGCGGAAGTAAACAGTTGGGACATGTACGATAAAAAGCTATTTACAATTTATAGGGATAACGATATATCAATGCGTAAATTAGCAAAAGAAACAGGAATAAGTTTTGTAAGTATATTCCACTCGCTAAAAGCACACAAGAAAAAATTAAGGGAGTTATTCCAAGAAGATTATAATAATTTAAAATAAAAAATATGGCAAGAGGAAGAAAGCCAAAAGGATTAGGCGATACAATAGAACAAATCACAACTGCAACAGGTATAAAAGCAGTTGTAGATAAAATTTCTGAAGTAACAGGGATTGACTGCGGTTGCGAAGAACGTAAAGACGCACTTAATAAACTTTGGAGTTACAGACAACCAAATTGCATTTCAGAAGATAACGTTACTTGGTTAACTGAATTTTTACCAAACAAACCTGAACAACTTACAATTAAAGTACAGGAACGTTTAAAAATTATTTATAAGGAAGTGTTTAGCATTGATTTTAAGACAACTTCTTGCGGTTCTTGTTGGCGAGATATGATTAGAGAAATTGAAAGAGTTTACGAAGTGCAAATCAGTTAACTAATTTATACTGATTATGGATAAGAGAAAAGAGAATAAAGGCACTATTGGTAATAAAGGTGGTAGACCATCAGTAAAGAATGAATTGAAAGGTGTTGATTTAGCAAGTCCACACGTAGAAAATTCATTTGCAGTATTAGCTTCTATTATGATTAATAGCGATGAAAATTCACGTGATAGAATTGCAGCAGCTAAACTATTAATTGAATACGGTTGTGGAAAACCAAAAGAAACAATTGAAACAACTCACAATTTAAACGATTTCAATATAAAAGATATATTTAAAATTGGAAATAAATCTTAATGAAAAATATAATTTATTAGGAAGTGATAGTAGATACTTTGTAATTACAGGGGGTAGGGGTTCAGGGAAATCTTACTCCCTTAATTCGTTTTTATTACTTCTTACTTATGAAGTAGGACACGTTATTTTATTTACACGTTATACACTAACTTCCGCACACATTTCTATTATTCCTGAATTTATTGACAAGATTGAAACGGCTGATTTAAGCCACGATTTTTATATTACTAAAGATGAAATTGTAAATAAGATTACAGGCTCTAAAATCTTATTTAAAGGTATTAAAACAAGTAGCGGAACGCAAACAGCAAACTTAAAATCATTAGCTGGAGTTACTACTTGGGTATTAGATGAAGCCGAAGAGCTAACTGATGAAGATACTTTTGATAAAATAGACTTTTCTATTCGTGCAAAAGGTATTCAAAATAGAGTTATTTTAGTTTTAAATCCTGCAACAAAAGAGCATTTTATTTATAAACGTTTTTTTGAATCTAAAGGCGTAAAAGATGGAAGTAATATAATTAAAAAAGATACTACTTACATTCACACTACTTACTTGGATAACTACGAAAACCTTTCTGAATCTTTTATACTTCAAATAGAAGATATGAAAGTAAGGCGACCGCAAAAATATAATCATCAAATTTTAGGCGGTTGGTTAGAAAAAGCAGAGGGAGTTGTATTCACTAATTGGAGTTTTGGAAAATTCAATCCAAATGATTTACAAACTTCATTTGGTTTAGACTTTGGTTTTAGCATTGATCCTGATACACTTATTGAAGTAGCAATAGACAAAGACCATAAAAAGATTTACGTTAAAGAACATTTATATCAGAATGGTTTACGAATGGAACAACTCGCAGTTATCTGTTCAAACGTAGCAACAAACAAACTTATTATAGCTGATTCCGCAGAAGATAGATTGATAGTTGATTTAAGGCACAAGGGTTTAAATATTGAACCAATTAAAAAAGGAACTATTGAAAGCGGTGTTACTATGATGTTGGACTTTGATATTATAGTAGATGAAAGCAGTAGCAACATAGCAAAGGAATTTAATAACTATGCATACTTAAACAAAGGAAGTAAATTATATATCGATTCATTTAACCATGCTATTGATGCAATACGATATAATGTAACGTATCATTTAGACAATCCAAATAAAGGTAATTACTATGTCTACTAATCAACCTACATACGGACAAATGATAGCAGTAGTTGAAATATACATACTCAAAAAAACAGGTAGACAAATTAAAATAAACTTACCGAGAAACGTGGGCGAAATTAAAAAATTAGTTCAAGCATACCAAACAGCAACAGGGCAATCTTAACGGATTGCTTTTTTACTTTATACAAAAAACCTAAAACCTTGTTTTTAAATAAAAGAATATGAAAATAAATATTACCATACCTGAAACACTAAACGAAATTACTCTTTATCAATATCAAAGATTTGAGAAGTTAATTTCAAATAACGAGCCGAGCGATTTTGTTAATCAAAAAACAATTGAAATATTTTGTAACATAGAATTAAAAGATGTTGCAAGAATTAGAATAGCAGAAGTAAGCGAAATATTAACGCATATAAATAACCTATTACAACAAAAGCCTAAACTAACTAATACGTTTAAATTAGGAGTTTATGAGTTTGGGTTTATACCGAAGTTAGAAGATATTACTTCTGGGGAGTATATCGATTTAGAAAGTTATTTAAGCGACACGCAAACACTTCATAAAGCTATGGCAGTGCTTTATAGACCGATTAAAAACAAAACAAAGTCTTTGTATACTATTGAAGAATATAGTAAAGATTCGCAAGATATGGCTGAAGTTTTAAAGTATATGCCTTTAGATATTGCACTTGGTTCTATGCTTTTTTTTTGGACTTTGCTCAACGACTGCGTGAACGGTTTGACGGACTTTATACAGAGCGAAGTGGAACAATCGGAACAAGCGAGCAAGCTTTTGGAAAAAAATGGGGTTGGTATCAATCACTCTATGCAGCAGCTCAAGGAGATGTACTCAAATTTGATGCCGTTACAAAACTTCCCATCACTCAATTAATGATGTGGTTAAGTTTTGAAAAAGAAAAAACAGAAATAGAAATAAAAAATTTAAAAAGAAATGGTGTATAGTTTAATAAATAAAATAAAAGAAGCGTTACTTGATGAACCTTTTGTAAATACAGTTACAGAGGGTGACATTTTTGAAGTAGATTTAGCTAAAAGGACATTATTTCCTTTGTCGCATATTATGATTAA